CTAGCGCACCCTGTTGTAAAGAAATGACGATGGAAGATCTTGAGGAACATTTTGGGCATAAAATTAAGATCAAAAAATAAACACCGAGCGCGGGAGGAGAGTGAGTATGGCAAAGAATAGAGTTATAACGTGGGATCAATTCGACATACTTGTAAGGTGTAACGAGTCCTGCCCCTTGTGGATTTCTTGCATGTTTGGCGAACCAATGGGTACTCAAAAAACTGCAACGAATTGTAAAGCGTGGCGGCGTTTGCCAACAGAGCAGAAACCGAACGCGGGAGGAGAGTGAAGATGGAACGCTTAGACCTGTCTGGCAAAACGCGAACGGAGCTTATTGTAATGTGTGAAGAAAAATATCCAACCAATGACGGGCGATTCAATTCAATGAATGGAAAACAGCTCCGAGCGATTCTGTACTACGTTTGGCGAAAAGAGAAAGGGAGCACAAAATGAGCGAAGCACCGGAAAAAATATATCTGCAAATTTGCGAAGCAAATGGGGTTGGGGAGGTGTCGTGGTGCATGGATCAGATAAATGATTCTGATCCATGCTACGTCTTGGAAGCAAGGGCAGAAAAGGCCGAGGCAGAATTGGCAAAAGCACAAACGCTAATTAAGGGTTTCCGCGTAACGGTAGAGGAAAATCGGCGCGAGCTAATGGCGAGTGAAGCGAAACGAGGTGCAGGGATTTTTAAACTAAAAAGAGTCTACCTGCTTTTTGGCGGGATGTCGTCTGATGGGAGCGGAATAGGTGAATATATCGGCAGAACCCTAGATTCTGATATTGCCCGCAAACATTTTTTAGAGACACGAAAAGACCCGTATAGCACCGGTGGCGTACAAATTGTAACGGACGCTAAAAAATTTACTGTGCAGGATGAAATCGAATTCAACTAAGCAGCGATAGGGGGTAAAGATGCCTAACGACTTCATAATGGAATTAATCCTTGCGCTTTTCGTCCTGTTTGTTACTGCTATTTTGTGGCACATAGACAAGCAAATCCCATAGAAACCGGAGGAAGTAATGAAAATTATACAAAGGGAATACACGAAATGATACACGAAATCTTTCTACAAAGGCAAGACGCTCCACTAGCAACCGACACGAAAGAAGATGCTTTCGATCTTTATTGGCACCGAAAACGGACACACGAAACTGATGCTTGTTATATCCCATTAACCGAATTATCGAAAGCGCATCGACAGTGTGAAGCCCAGTGCGATAGGGCAGAAAAGGCCGAGGCGCAGTTAGAGATGGCGTACGGTGTCGCTGGTATTCAAGCAGACAAAATACATAAACTAGAGTCGCAGTTGCAGGAGATTGCTAGGGCCGTGCATGAAAGGGACAGTAAAGAAAACATTTATGCTCATCTATTGACAAGCGACTCAGGCAAGTTGTACTGTGTTGCACGAGATATAGTGGAAGATCTAATCGCAGCAATCAAGCTGGAGGGGTAGAAAGTGCCGTGGCGCTTGAGAACGAAACTGGTGAGAGCAATCCTTTACGCATTTGCGCAGCACTTGGAAGACAAAGCGCCAGACATGACAACGACAGGAGACAAGCTCAAAGCCGTTGAAAAGTTTGTGCACTTTGAGAAATGGAACACAAAAGAGATCAGGCGAGCAATGAGAAACTTTAAGCGAGGAGACGACAGTGAGTGAATGGAAAAAAGCCAGGGGCGATTGGCTCGCCTATCCGGTCGGCGCAATGGCGAGAACAGTATCAAAGGGCGAATACTGGAAACGCGTTCCAAGTGGCTGGCGGTTCCGAGTTGGACATGTGCGACAAGTTCCAGGAACATGCACAGAGGTAAGAGTTCCCGAGTTGCGTGTCTGTGCTCGTGACGGGTGCAGTGAGACATTTTTCGAGAGAACGTATGGCAACAATGAACAAAAGTATTGCCACCCAAAATGCAAACATACGGAATGGCTCAAGCATCAGGGCAAAAAGGGCAATGAGCGCGGGGATGCTAAACGCTTCAGCAAGGGCGATTCTGCCTATGAGTTATTCGCTTTTGCGGGTGGCACGGAAGAGGGCTCCCGTTTGTATCTTGACAGGGTGAAAGCAAACACAGAACGCTCGCACAAAGATAAGCGGGCTAAATGCGAGGTCTACTTATGAACATCATGAATCCGTTTTTTAACGTTATTGGAATGGCGCTATGCCTGTTAAGTTTTGCGCAATCTGGGGCCGTTGATGCATGGGGCGGCTTCATCGCTGGCCTGTCTTGCGTAGGCATTGCACAGCTTGCAAAAATCGCTAAAACTTTGGAGGCAAAAGATGGTAAATAAGGTAATCCTACTAGGCAAACTTGGCAAAGATCCAGAGTTCAAGACAACGCAATCAGGCATGAGCCTTGCCAAGTTCTCACTTGCAACCACGGAAAAGCGCAAGAATCAGCAAGGGGAATTGCAGGAGTCAACCGAGTGGCACCGGATAACCTGCTGGGCACGCCAGGCCGAAATTGCCCGAGACTATTTGCGCAAGGGGTCCAAGGTTTATCTGGAAGGGCGGATCCATTATGACAGCTATGAGAATAAGGAAGGGCACAAGGTTTACACTACGGACATAATTGCTCATACGTTCCAGATGCTTTCGGGTCGGCAGGAGTCACCGCAGGGACAGCAGCAGGCACCACAAGAAAGGGCACCGGGGCCAGTGGCAGGTACTAATAACGAGAAACGGTATGGCTATGATAGCTCAGATCTTCCATTTTGAGCGCGGTCGAATTGATCCAGGGCGATTGTATGGATTACTTGCGGGAATTGACGGATAATGCGTTTGAGCTGGCCATTGTTGACCCTCCGTATAATGTTGGAGCTTCAGATGGTAATTTTGGCTCGCGCGCAAGTTGTGCATCATACAAAGATCCAAAAATGCACCACTACTCAAACCATGATTCTACACCAGGGCCGGAGTATTTTAAACAACTTTTCAGGGTGTCACAAAATCAAATAATTTGGGGGAGTAACTATTATCCAGAGAACTTGCACCATAGTGGAGCTATTGTTTGGGATAAACTTACCACTGGGCCATTGTCTGATTGTGAGATAGCGTTCCAGTCTTTCTCTAAACTGGTTACAAAATTTACATCTCAATGGAGTGGGTTTAAGAAAGGGGGGGAGACCAAGAACCACAAAATCAGGGTTCACCCAAACCAAAAGCCAGTAAAGCTCTACAAGTGGCTCCTGACCAACTACGCAAAAGAGGGCGACCGAATACTCGATACTCACCTTGGAAGCGGTTCCAGTGCCATAGCAGCACACGAGCTGGGCTTTGATTTTGTGGGCATTGAACTAGATGAGGACTACTTCAAAGTGGCGCAGAAACGATTTAAGCAAATGACAGCCCAAAAGGATCTGTTCCGGTAAACTATCCAGCATCTAAACTTTGCCTCCGAAAGGGGGCTTTTTTGTTTGCAATCAACAATCATAAACACTAAGTTCACATAAACCGTAAACAATGGAGGCATAATGCCAGAGGTATTGAAATATGTTCAGATCACGCAAGCCACAGTTGAAGCGGTGCGGCGACTGAAAACAACGATCAGAACATTCAAATACGACATTATTGAGCAGGCTGTTCTTGACTTTGAACGCAAGCAAGATCAAGCAAAGGTTAAAGCAGCAAGAACCAGACGAGAAAACACATGAAACGCAAGCCACTGGGGAAGCGGCTCAGGTTCTCAATCTTTGAACGCGACTGCTTTACTTGTCAATATTGCGGGAAAACTCCGCCCGAAATTGTACTTGTCATTGATCACATTTTACCTGTTGCCAGTGGCGGAACAAACGACAAAGAGAACTTGCGCACATCTTGCGAGGCTTGCAACCAGGGAAAGCACTCAAAGGTGCTTGGAACCGATACGGTAAACCCGATGGAAGCCCTTCGGAGGCATCAGGAGCTTTCAGAAGAACAGATACTCGCGGAGCAGCTTGCAGAGGCGATCAAGGTTAGGGAAGAGACACGGGAGAAGATTGTCAATTTGCTTTGTGGGAAAATTGACAGGACAGTGTGCAAAAAGCGAAACGTCACAACCATAATCAATGCAATAAATGAGTTCGGCGTAGAGAGTGCATTAAGCTGGCTTGATATTGCAGCGAATACAGTTGCTCACAATCACCCAAACCCACCAAATGAAACAGACCTAATCAAATACTTTTGCGGAATAGCTGGAAACAGGCGCAGGGAAGTATTGAACGAAAGGTACCCACTTGGATGAGAGCTAGAAACATCAAACCTGCATTCTTTCTTGATGATGATATTCTCGAACTAGAACCGCTTGAAAGGATTTTCTTTGCTGGTCTTTGGTGCGCATCCGATGGATATGGCAGGCTCGTGAATAAGCCAAAACAGCTCAAGCGAACAATCTTGCCCGATGATGAATTTGATGCAGGGCGGGCACTTAAACGAATGCACGAGATAGGGATTGTCATTTTATACAGTATAAACGGGATAGACCTAATGCAGATCGCAGGATTCCAAAGGCACCAAAGCCCAATGATGAACGAAAAGAATGCAGGCAGTCAAATTCCCTGTCCTACTGGCTTCACAGACAAATACGGGCCAAAGATGAAGGACGCAAAAGGCAAGTATTCCATACCAATTCCACACCCAATAAAGGATGAGTACAAGACTAGTACAGTACCAGTACAAAACGGCTCTTGTCTTAGTCGGGATGATGTTAAGATATTAGGATGTTCTGATATTACGATTCCTGATATTAAGAATCATGATAATTATGATAATCCGAAGTACAGTCCTGAAACACTCCCACACCAAACTCCAGCCATGAGCGAAAACTCAACGCACTATTTCGAAGCGTGCAGGCACTACCAAAAACCAAACGTGGACAAGCTCTATCTGGCCCGCAACGAAACCCAAGCCAAAACAGTCGAAACCATCGACAAATGGCACGCTGCCGGACTAATGAAAATCAAACCTGGCTATCTAGCCGCCGCAAAGTGCCAAGTTTTAACCGAGTATGCCTACAAAAACGCAGATGCAGTCATCAGGGCGTGCAAGGCGAGCGACTTTTGCCGGAACAACTGGCCATTCTCAAGGGCGTTCAAGCCTAAAAACGTGAGTCAGTTGATTGTCGGCGAATATGCACAGGTCAGCAAGGAAGAGGCCGAGCTTGGGAAAACGCAGAAGGCATACACAACAGGAATGAATCGGTCGCAGCCGAGATGACAAAACAGGAAATAACACAGGAGGCCAGATGTACACCACGCAACACATAAAAGCCCAAGGCGGCACACTGGAAGAGCTGGAGCAGGCCATTGCCAATATTCGCAAGATGTCAAAAGGGGCAAAGGTTGAAATTTCGTTTAACTTTAACGCGCCAGACCAGAAAGACAATGATATTGAACTATTCGCTGAGTGGGATCAGGCAGAGAATGCCGCAGGATCGTATTTCATATACCCAGACGGCACAGAAATAGCATAACCCATACCAGCACATGGATAAAGAATTTAAATCGCTTAGAAGGGCTTAAAACATGAACAAACCCGAATACGACCACGAGCTGAAGTTGCAGATGTCACAGTTTCAACCAGCAATTGAAGGGAAACTCAAGCAAATTAAAGTCCAGACTCATGGAGAAGTGTTCAAGATCGGGCAGAACGTCCTGTTCAAAGAGTGGAACCCGGCGGGGGGATATTCTGACAGGGCTTTCTCCACAAAGATTTTAGGGATTGCCTATTGCGGGGAAACGGCACTTTTGGCGGTGAAATGAAACTGGGTGAACGATGAGCACAAGAGCATCTATCAAATTTACAGACGCAGATGATACATATTTTGTTTACAGGAGATGCGACGGATTCCCGGATGAGGTTCTTGCAGATATTAATTCAGTAATTGTCATTGCAAAGGGGCGCTGGTCTGGATCAGAAGCGGGCCAACTTGTAGCGCTATTTTTTGCATATACAGGAGATGCCAACATGAGGCTCCAGCATTATGAACTTACATCCTGCGTTCATGGTGATGAGAGCTACGAATATCTTGTTGATTATGACGAATCTGACGGCACATGGAAAGCAGAGGTTGTTGAATAATGAAAACCTACAAAGTTATTCGATTCGCGGGAGCAGTTTGGCGCACTGTGTACCAAAACGAAGCCTTTCTCAAGGCAAAGGTCTACTATAACGCGGAAACCACAGCGCGGCCAGGGGAGAAAATACAGCTTGTCGATCCTGAAGGGAAGCCGATCAAGCAAAATTTCAGCTATGGGGGCTAAGTGATGGACACAAAATGCGACGAGGACGGAGTCCCTTTGTTTGTGCAGAAAATCGCCTACTTGTATAGTGGGATGCTTTTTCGTGTAAGACTTTTCAACGGCAATGTTATGGTGTTTTGTGTGGGAAGTGTTCTGCCTGGTGTTGGACTTATGGACAGGCCAAACGAGAGGCAAATGGAGCTTGCTGCTGACATTATTGGTAGGCGGCTAGAGGCGGGAATGTTTAGAAACTCGCTCAGGTGGAGATAATGGGCCACACCAAAACCAAAGTAGACAAGAACCAGCGGCTCATTATGGATTGGCTCATTGCAGCCGGAGCAACTGTTGACAGCTTAGCGGCGTGTGGTAAGGGGATCCCTGATTTATTGGTGGGCTTTCGCGGGCTTAATATCTTGCTCGAGGTGAAAAATCCGGACATGCCACCTTCAAAGCGGGTACTTACGCCAGATCAGGTTACTTGGCACGCGAAACACGGCGGACAGGTGGCGGTAGTGGAGACGGTGATGGACGTTATGCAGGTTTTGGCAATTTGTAACGGGAAAAGGCGAGGGAGGTGAGGGATGAAAGATGCGGAATCTTTTGAAATAATCCTGAAGCAATTCGAGGCTTCAATGGAGCGGCTGAGAAAATGGCTCATGGAGAAAGTCGTTATCCATCAACCGTTTATCGGGCGCAAGAGTTACAAGGGAATGAACAATTAGCGGGAGGAATGATGGACAAGGAAACGCAGGCGATCAGGGACAAGCTTTGGGTCGAGGTGTATACGAGCGCAGAGAAAAGGCATTCAACAACACCGGCATACTGTGTCGCAAGGGCAGATGATGCCGTGAAAGCCTTTGACAACAGGGAAAAACCGAAAAGCGAGAACGAGTAGAAATTGCCAAAGCGCAAGAAAGATTCCATGTGGAACGGTCCAAAGTAGCTCTAAACTATTTTGGGCCATTTTTAGTATAGTGCAGGCGAGGAACTGTAAAACATAGAGAGAGCAATGCCATTTCAGAAGGGAAAAAGCGGCAATCCTAACGGCAGGCCAAAGAAAGGCCATGCTGTTTCTGAGATTGTGGCAGAAATTGCCGCCGAGAAAAGAGATGGCTCTACCAGGCTGAAAAAGCTGCTTCTTACTTTGTGGGCAAATGCTGAAAACGGTTGCCTGCAATCTACAAAAATACTATTGCCGTATATTGAGCCAGAGCCCAGAGCAGAGCAGAAGATAACAGGCGAGGACATGAGCCCAGTCCGATTAATCATCAGGAGAGATAGTGATAGCGGCTCCTGAAATCTATCCAGAGCACGAGGAAATATTAGACGATCCAGCGCGATTTAAAGTGCTGGTGAAGGGTCGCCGGTGGGGTGGAACTATCTTGGGTGACTTATGGTTGACGGATGGCGAAATACAGCCCGGAGAGCTCCGCTTACATGTCAGCCCGTACTTAAAGCAGGCCAAAAAAAACGTATTCCCATACCTTCAGTTTTTGCATAGACAGGTAGGTGGATCCCGCTTGAACAGATCAGAGCTACAGCTGGAGCTCCCTAATCAGGCAATTATCAGAATATGTGGGGCAGACAATCCCGATAGCATTCCCGGTGAAGGGTGCAAGCGTGTTTGGCTTGATGAGTACGACCTCTACAAAGATCAGACAATATGGGAAAGAGTGCTCCGACCAATGTTGTCTGACACTTTAGGCGATGCGCTATTCACATCTTCCCCGCGTGGGCGCAAGAATATGTACGATTTCTATATGCGCGGGAAAAGTGTAGACCCTAATGATTCTGATTGGTCAAGCTGGTTATTCACAACAGCGCAAAGCCGATTCGTGGCACTTGAAGAGGTCGAAGCTGCAAAGCGGGATATGGACCCGCTCATATATGCTCAGGAATACGAGGCCAGCTTTGACACAGGCGGCAACCAATGCGCTTGGAACTTTAAGCACGATAAACACGTCAAGGACCAGAAAAGCAAGCCAAGACAGGACGAGAGTTGGATTGGATTGGATTTCAACATATCGCCAATGGTTGCCGAAATTGGCGGACATATGACGGTTGACAATAAACGAATAATTCACTATTACGACGAGATCGTCATACCGGCAAGTGCTAACACTGACATGATGTGCAAGATCCTGAAAGAGCGTTATCCGGGGATCAGCTTAATCTATCCAGACCCAACAGGGAAAGCAGGCAGCACGCAAAGTATAAGATCGGACCATGATATATTGCACGATCATGGCTTTACAATTCGGGCACATCCACCCGGCAGGCCGAAACAGAATGAGCGCTTGTCAAGCTGGAACCGTATGTTGCTCGATGGCGAGGGGGAGGTCCACATGACGATAAGCCCGAGGTGTAAGCGCTTGATAGAGGACCAGGACAAGGCAGAACGTCTGCCGGATGGCGGAATTAACAAGCGCAAACGTGACCCGCACGCACTAGATGCGGCGAGTTATGCCGTTGAATATCAGCATCCTATTCAGTACCGAAACGTGTCAGTAAGGAGAACAGCATGATAAGGGTAATTGTGAGCGAGCTTTCTCCGGCGGCAATCCGCAAAGAGATACGCGGCTTTTTTAATAATGGCGGGGATCAGCACCTCGACAAACGAATGCTTGCCTGGGGCAAGTACCAGGGCAAAGGGAATATCCTCAAGGAAGAGGTCGGGCAGTATTTCCCGGACTGGTTCCTCCAATCACTAAAACTCCCGATCTGCATTCAAAACCCGGCGCGTAAGATCGTGAATAGCCGGTTTATCAGTTATCGCTTACCTCCCGAGCGCACTGTTTCGGACCAGCTCGGCGCGGTTGAGCATAAACTGGACACTGCAATGCGCAAGCTAGAGCTCTCCGTGGGCGTACTTGGGCAGGATGCTTTGCTGATTCGTTGGGATGACGACGACGCTCGTTTTAATTATTTCGTTTTACAGAAGTATATCCAGATCTACCTACCGGGGGACCTTGAGCCGGCTGGCGTGGCATATCCATTGCACAGCCCAGACAAACAGAAAGATAGCGCCTGCCGTTGGGCCGTATGGACAGACAAGCTTTCGTTTTATATCGAGGGTGGCGGGGACCAGGTTACACAGAACGACGACGGCACAGAAGACAATCCTTGGGGCGTGCTTCCTGTTTTGTTTGCGCATCGTGACGATGAAGACAGCGACATACTCTCCGATGTCCTGAATGCTCAGGCGTGGCATAATTATACAATGACCTATGCCGGGCACGCGGGGCTCTTGCAGGGGATGGGTGTTCCTTGGAAAAGTGGCAGACCTCCACAAGAGGGACAAACTGAAGCTGTGGGACCATATAACCTCCAATACACAGAGGCGGGCGGCTTTGGGTTTGCTACACCAGGCATCGACCTTGAGAAGCTGCCAGCACTGTCAAAAGAGTATTTGAACAGCGTAGCATTCTCACACCATCTCCAGCTCAACTGGGCGGGTGAATCCAAAGCCACGAGCGGCGAGCACCAGCGTTTGCTTGAGGCTGATTTGTCTATTGCGGTCCAGGCGGATAACTTTAAGTGGGCAGAATTTGAAAAGAACCGTGTAGAGACTGAGCGAATTATTGCTCAAGCGAATAATATAAACACTGGTCCTGACGACTTTGGTGTTAATTTCCGCGAGTCACACTTGCCAATGAGTGAAAATGAGCGGTATGACTTATGGAAGAAAGAGCACGACTCAGGGCTTGCAACTCGTGCTGATTATTTCCAGCGCAGAGACCCAGACCTCGGGAAAGTAGAGGCTGAGGAAAAAGTACAAGAGCTTGACGAGTCCCGGCGGGCACTAAACGAAATCACAGAGCCAAAGCCACCCAGAGCGAGCGGCTTGCTTGACGCGCTAAGGCAGGAAAGCTAGGCAATGGCAAACCCGTCTAAAACAATCGACATGTTCTCCCAGCGCATTGAGAAAGCGTTTGGCAAGATCCGTGACGAGTTAGGCGATATTGTTGAGCAACTTGCGGCAAGTGGCACTTCTGCCGAGCAGATTGTCCAGGCTTTAGCGAGTCCTGATTTGCGTGCGGATCTTGGGTTTGGGCGTGAATCGCTTAGCGAGTTGTTTGAGAGAACAGCTACTCAGGTTTTGGCGGCTGCACCGGCGCTTGGCGCGTCAACGATCACGCCGGAAATGATCGAAGCCTTGACAACAATTGCAGAGCAATCTTTCCTCGCTCATGCTGACCGATATTGGACAACATTACAGAAAGAGTTAACGAGTTCAGTAATAAGCGGGAGCACCACAGGGCTCAGGAAGACATTACAAGGAATTGAGGGTTTGCAGGCACATCAGGTGGAAGCGGCTTTCAATACGACGCTCAACACATACTCAAGCTCGGTAGGAGCGGAGGTTGCTCGCAATGATCCACCATCGGCAAAATATACCTATGAGGGGCCGATGGACGATCGGACCCGCGACGAATGCCTCGCAATGGGGGCAGCCGGTCCTTTGACCCGTGACGAAATTGAGCGGAATTGGCCAGGCGCTTTTATTGACCGTGGCGGATATAATTGCCGGCACCAATGGGTTCCGGTGGCAGCGGCTGCCGATACCAACACAAAGGGAGCCAAACATCGAATAGACGAAAAGAAAAAGGCCGGGAAATGGAGAGAGCCCATTTCAGTGCGACAAAAGGCGGAGGCAAAAAGTGCCGGAACTACATAAGGCTTGCGCACTTTGCAAGGGCGCTTGCTGTGAATCATTTGTTTTGCCATTACCGGCAGACAAGAATATATCAAAATGGCTCTCCTTGCACGGTACCCCCGAGGGTCCAATGTGGCGCTCAGTGCGCTTTGAATGCGCGTGTCGTTTGCTGAAGTCCGGAAAGTGTACCGCCTATAACGACAGGCCGGAACCATGCAAAGAGTACAAGGTCGGCGGAGAGGGATGCAGGCAGACAATCAGAACCAGGCGGGCGCACATGGTCGAGGCTATTACAAGGCTAATTGAGGACTCTGATGGCTAAGCCGTTGAAAGATATTCCCATTGTTGGGCGGCCTACTTGGCGAGATATTGCAGACAGTGCAGTCCGCAAGATCAAGGAATTGACCGGCAAGGGTTCAGGTGTTGATGGCGCTTTTGGCGCTTATACTAGAGCCTATAGTAGGCGAAAAAGTAAGGGCGGGTTTCCACATCAAGCGAGCATGTCCACAACACCAGACCTCAAGCTTACCGGCGACATGATGCGGGATTTAAAGACCACGAGCGTAGGGGAAACCTTTGCAGTTATTTCCTGGCCGTCACAGGGCGAGAAAGTCCGATGGAACACGGCACAAGGCCGGGCAGTTTCCACGCTGGATAAGCCTCTTGCGAAATCGGTCGCGAATTATATCTTTAGACGTATTGACAAAGCCATCAAGCGGAATATAAAACAGGCTCGCGTCCATAAAACTTTCCGCTTTGGCAAACGGTAAACAAGAAAGGGAGCAGCAATGTTCCAAGATCCCGAGGGCACCGGCGGAACTGGTGTGGGCGAGGGTACCGGCGGTACTGGTACAAATAGCCACGATGACACCGGCGGAACCGGTGGAAATGATAACGGGGGCCGGGCTGAGGCTAGAATCCGAACCCTTTCAGATGAAAACAAAGCACTATCCGAAAGGCTCAATGCACTGGACCAGGCAGCGGCAGATCTTAAGGCTTCCGAAGCCAAAAAGCGTGGAGATTTTGAAACCCTCGAAAGCGGGTACAAAACCACAATCGCGGACCAGACCACAGAGCTCGAGGAATTGCGCGGCTTTCAGAAGTCGCACAGAGAGAACCTTTTGAGCAAGCTATCTGACGATGACAGAGCACTTGCTGAAGGGTTACCATTGGACAAGCTCCCGGCATTCGTGGAGCGCATGTCCGACAAACCAGCTGGCAAAGGTGCTGGCGGAAATCCCGGAGGCGGGCAATCACCGGGCGGCGACAAGCTTACACCGGAAGAGGTGAGCGCAGGAGTTGCCGCTGAGGGTCTTGGATTCCTAGCGAAAAACAAGGCTCGCATAGGGTGATAACCGACTCCGCAAAAACGGAGTTTTATCATGTCTGACGTATTAAAAGGTGCGGCGGAGCTAGCAGGCTGGCTCAATACCGAATTTGCCCCGGCGGCTTTCGGTTATTTCCAGCACGAGAGACAGTTGGCACAGTGGGCAACGGATTATTCCTCATTGCTCGCGCCAGGTGCAAAGGCAATCTCAATTCCACAGAGCGCGGCTGTTGTTGCAGAGAGCCGTGGAGCCTCTGGTGAGACAGCGGTTGAGTATACCGGCAAGGGCAGTGACGAGGGCGCGGCTACTATTACCGTGAATCAGTTTTACACTGCCGCTCACTTGATCACAAAACTTGCAGCCTCGCAAGTGCGCAGCAATACCCAAATTGGACAGCACTACATCGAGGGTACTGTTTATGCCTTGCGCAGTTCTCTCGAGACTTATTTGGCAGTTACGACCATTCAGGATGGCGGAACTACAAACGATGTGTCCCTCGGCACTGCAAATACAGTTAGCACTGCAAAGCTAAACGAGGGCATCTCAAACCTAATGAATGATAATGCTTATGTCCCTGGGCAGGTTGTCCTCGGCATGAGTCCGGAAGCGTGGGCGGCTTCGGTTGCCGATTGGGATGATCTTTATTTCCATGTAAGTGCAACGGGTGGAGCAACAATGCTCACTAATGGCGCTATTGGGTCCATTCAAGGGCTCCCGATCTATGTTTCCGGCGATTGGGATGGAACCAACACGTTAGGCATTGAAACAGCTTCCCTATGGAACAAACGTTCCATTGGTTACGGAATGCAAAATGCTTTCGACATCATCGGACCGGTTGACGATCCTACTCGCGGCGGCATTGGATTCAGTGTCGAGCTCTACTATGGAGCCACTGTCATCCTTGAACCCGGCATTGCGAACTTCAACAATCCAGGCTAAACAGAACCACCAACGGCGGGCCGGTTTCGGCTGGTCCGCCATATTGTGAGCGACCAATGGAAAACAATGAGTACAACACATTGAAACGCATGGATCGTGCAATTTCTGAGCGCATGGATCGGAAGCGGAAGAACACCCGCGAAATGCGCAAGTTTCACGATTCAATTAAGCGTTCTCGTGACAGATTCGAGAAAGCCCTCGACCGCTAAAGGTATGGAGCCAACATGAAAACGATTCTGTTTTTCTTTGTCAAAAAGAGCTTTCAAGGGCTTGTATCTCTTGGGCGCGAAAAGATCGACACGAAAGCCGAGCGGGATGCACTCGCGGAAAAGATCTACATTGACAAGAAGGCTCAAATCGTTGGCATTTTCTCTAAGGCTTTAGGGAAACTGAATGATCAATTAGACCGCATTGACGGGGAATAAAAAGGAAAAACGATGAAATATATAATTGCGCTTTTATTGTTTCCTGTGATTGCGTTCTGTGATTCAGGGAGCATTACAGAGTTTCAATCCTACGTTGCCGCCAAAATCGCAGCAGAGGAACAGATTGTCTTCTATGCAACGGGCGATTCTTGGCTTGTGACAGACTACTATAACGGCGCAGAGGCTGCCGTTGACCAGCCAGTTTCCAAGCCGTACGGTTGGGAGGTCGGTACTGCCGATCCTACATCTTGCAATATCAGTGTTATGAACCAGCAGCTCGCACGCAGGATCCAAACGGCGCACTATGTCAATAATGGTGTAGGCTCAATGCAGCTCATGCTCGGAACCGATGCAGATGAGTCACGCGCCCAGATTGACAGC